AATGCAAGAACTGTGCGGGCTACAAACAGCGCTCTATTCTGACGACGAATCGAATAGAATGTCTTTTCTGCTTCTTTAACCATTTCAATTGCTGCTGCTTGGCGAACAGAGTTAACGGTTCCCGTTGTAATATCGTAGCCTTGAGATGATAGTAATTCTAGTTTTTGCGCTACGCGTTGCTTCAACTCTACGCTACCCCAAGCCCAACGAATTACGTTTTCAGGGGCGGCAAGAAGGGACCAGGCTTTACCTGTTAGTCTGTCAAAGCCTTGCAAAAAACTTCCAGCTTGCATAAGAGGCGTTGCGTATTTATTCTCAAGCGGATTAATTGGGGTTAATCTATCTAGTTTATCGCCCAACAATTGCGCTAATTGATTACCGCGAACCTCGCCTTGAAGCGCAGCAGCCTTTGCTTCTAGGGTCGGTAGATAACGATTAACGTATGAAATCTGGTCATCGATAATATCTATAATATCTGAAGCATCTCTACCGAACTCATCTGCATAAGCACGCCCTGGGCGTTTTAATCCCCAAGTTTGAATAATCTCATCACGAGAACGACCAGCAAGAATCTGGTCAATTAGTTGGTCTCCACGCATATAATTATTAACTGTATATGCTAGTTCATCAAAATACAATGGATTAGTAACGTCTGTTATACCGTTAGCAGTGCGTCGACCAAGCATTTGAGTACGAGTAGCAAACTGTTTATCGCCAAGTATTTCTATTTCACGTGTGTGACGGTTAGATATTTCAGCTTTATAGGCACTACCTAGATGATTCTGGCTTTCAAGACGAGGAAGCATAACGCTCTGTCCATTACTTAAGACATAAGTTTCTTCTTCTTGGCGCCCGCGCCTGCGAATTCTGGCATTATCTACAACAGAAAATTCATCAGCAAGTTCCTTGCGGGTTGGGCCCATAGAAACCAGTAATGCATCAATATCATCATAAGCACTCTTAACTGCAGCATTTACTGTATTAAGGTCAGGGGCTAAAGTGTTGATATCTCCTGCAGCCCTGGTAATAGCCAACTCTGCAGCACGGATTTCACCAGCAATCTTAGGGTCTTTTAATGTCTTAAGATATTGAACTCGGCGAATCAAACCATAAAGGGTTGGGACTTCTTCTCTTTGTAGCCCAAACTCTCGCGCTCTATCGCGCATTCTTCCTTCTAGGTTATTAATCAATCGTTCTGCTGCACGAAGGTCATCTGCTACTTGAGCAACATTCTCTGCCCTAGTTGCTGGAGAGCGGGCGCCAGTATTAACAAAAAACTCAACCCATTCGGCTACAGCGTTATCGACTATATCTACAGCCTTGTCATACTGCTGTGTCAACAAAGCATATTCTTCTTTGATAGCCTTGCGACGAGCAACGCTTTTAATGTTAGCCTTATTTACTAACTGATTAAATCTTTGTTTATTATTAAATAAAGTATTTTTAACAAAAGTTTCCGTGCTGTCAGTAATAAACTTAGAACCTTGCGACATAAGCGCTGCGTTAAATGGTTCAAAAATTGAGTTTTTAGGAATATATGCTGGACGAACCAGTTGAGCAAATGAGAATATTCTGTTTCCGCCTTCAAAGAGAAAACGTCCAGCAGAAGTAAAGTTCATTTTTGTTGGACTAAGAGCGCCGTTAACCGAACTAGCCTCACGAACAATCTTGCCTACTGGAATCAATGGGGTAGAACTGGCAAGTTGGCGTTGAGTCTGTGGGTCAATAACGGTGCGAACACCACTTGGGTCCATAGCAAAAGAATCACGACGAAGGTCAGAGTGATATCTAGTAAGGTTTTCTGAAAACTCATTAATGAATTGTTGAGCCTGATTACGGCCAAGACCCATTGTTGCTAAAGTATCAATTGCTACTTCTTTGTTTACCTGTTGAAAAAGTAGTTCTCTTTCTGCATCAGTTCTTGCTACTAAGACTTTATCAATAAGATTTCTGCGATACTCAGCAGCAGTAATAGTTGAACCGTTCTTAAGTTGCACTGCATTAGTACCACGAGCAAAAAGCGGGATGTCATCTAGCCAAGCATTCAACTCTTCTATTGCATCTCCAGGTCTTAGACCTGAATGAGTTATAAATCCACGCGGAAGTTTACCGCCAACAAACTGAATTAGAGCAGTCGCAGCGCCTCCGCGCTTACCACTTCCAATAAGAATCTGAGATATACCGCCGACATTGCTGTAGTCACGGACTTGTGTTGCTGCAGCGAGTTCTTGTTTTCTTGTACGAACTTTGGCTACTGCTTCGCGGACGATTGGAATCACTGGCTCAACTGGTTTGTATCCTTGACCAAGCACACGAGGCTGAGGTAGGAATGCGCCAGTTTGAACATCAAATTCATCGCGCAAGAAAGCATTAAAAATACGCTCAGACTCTGGATTCTTAGCAATTGCATCATCAAATGCTTGGCTCCAACGTTCACGAGCTTGATTATTATATGAACGATATGCGTTATTCTTCATAAATTCTGCAGATATTTCTGCTGCAGCATCTGATAAATACCACAAATCGTCAGCCTTCTTAGCCTGCATTAAGCGTTCTATTGCTGGGGCGTAGCCTTTATCAGCAAGCAGAAGGTCACGAACAAAGTTAGGGTCTTCGGTTTCTTTAATTAAAGTTGCTAAACGAGGGTTGTTAGTGTGAGGTTTTAGAATCTTATTAATAAGAACAATGTCTTTTGTATTAGCAAGGTTAACTATATCAGTACCAAATACAGTTGTTGTTCTGCCAGAAATCTGGTCATCTGCTAGTTTCTCTAATTTAGAAAGAGCATTCACATCGTAAACATTAAGTTTATTACTTAGGCCAGCGGCTCTTGCTGCAGCTTTGGCTGCTGAAAGGCTTATGCTTACTGAACCGATAATTGCTGCGTTTCCAATTAAAGCATCAGTAAAACCAGTAAGCCAGCGACCTGTTGTATTGTCAACAAAGTTAGCCTGAATATCTGCATCGTTCCATAGATTAACTCGGTCAATATCTATTCCGCCATCTTCTAAGATAGCATCAGATATACCTGTGATATGAAACGGATTTAAATATGACTTTGTAAGTGCTACACCAAGAGAAACATCTTTGCTTCGATTATATGCAGTCTGGATATCACTAAACTGAATTCCTTTGCCGTAGGCATCATCTTCAAATAAAGGACTTTTTGGGTCAGTTAATAACGCTGCCGTTGATATTGGACGTTTCACTAAAGGACTAAATACTTTTTCTTCTGCCTTTATTGCAACTTGTAGCAATGGGTCGTAAGGGATAGCGGCTTCAGCAGCAGTTTGCGCTGCGTAATCAGCCATACCATCTTTAAGAAAAGCATTTAAATCAGTACCAGACTCACGTGATATTTGTGATGCAAGGCGAGTGGTTCCTATTTTTGCCCCAGCGGCTAGCGATGCAGCACCAGGACCTGCGCCAATTTGTGTGCTAAGGGTCTGAAAAGGAGCAGTAATTCCTTTACCAAGTTGGCCAGCAGCCTGACTTAATCCTTTTTTAACTGGCTCAGGAATAACACTAGCAACAGCCTTTGCTCCAGTTAAAACATCCCTAGTGTTTTGCTGTAGAGCCCTCTTAGCAATATTCCAAGGAGAAAGTCTGTCGACAATTTTTTCCATAGCGTCTTTGTCGCCAGTAAAAGATTTTCTAAAGTCACTCCAAAAAGACATTTAGAACTCCAAATATTCTGGGTTAAAAGTGGAAGGTTCTCCACCCTTAACATCTTCGTTGGTAATTTCTCTAATAAAATCATCTCTATCGGTAGAGCTCTGCCAAGGAATCATTGACAACATAAAAGCAATACCAAAGTTTTCGTAACCTAATGAGTTACCAAATTTGTCAAGATGGTCGAAGAATGTATTCTCCATCCATCTCATTACAATATCTCCCGTAATAACGCGTTAACCATTCTTTTATAAGAATCAGGCGCTCCAGGCAGACGTGCTGCGTTAACCAAATCATTTCTATATTTTTTAATTAATTCAACGTTTTCAATTTGACGCGTGTCAGAACTTAAACTTTTTGGAAGAACTTCACTCCCTCGCCCGTCGCCAAAGTCTACACCATCTGAGATGGGTCTAAATTCTGTTGGTTCTGAATCAAGAGTATCGAGCGAGCCTAAAAGTTCAGCAAGAGATACTCCACTAGGAACTTTTGATGCTGGATTAGCAGCATTTGCAGTTGTTGATACGTTGCCACCTTGAGCAATCTGCTGTTCCATAGCAATATTTTCTCCTTGAGGAAGTCCGGACATACGAAGTTGTGTAGCTTTTGCTACTTTTTCAGCCACAAACTTTCCTGATTGACCATTGCCACCATTACCAGAAACGCTCATAACATTGTTTTGTTTTGCAGTAGGGCGTAATCCTCCGCTTACCATTACTTCTCCTCTGGTGTATATGAATATTCTTCAGCGCTTAATAACATACCTTTGGCTAACCAAGGATTCATATTGTCACTGACGTCTGTCATAAGATAACGTGTGCCTTCATAATCACTCCACTCACTTACTAACACCCAACCAGTGCATATCTGGCTACTTGAATCCTCTAACTCTTCAGCAAGGATTCTCATTGCGTCGTCTATAGCACTATTAAATTTTTTCATTTGTATTGAATTTCTTCATAGAATGGAGGCGCTGAATAAGCACTTACTTTAGATGCTATCTCCATTGCCCGCGTTGGTTCTGCTCCTGCATATAGAGCACCTAAGGCAAAAGAACCTCCGCTGCCTATGGCATACATATTGTCTTCGTTCTTCATTACCGATAGGTCTTCGTCTATATCGAAAAGTTCTCCACCGACTGCTATCAAGAACTGAAACCTTGTCCCATCCTTTTTATCTTCATCAAAATTATAACCATTGTCAATTAAGCATTTACGTAAAGATGGCATCACTTTAGTAATCATAAAGCGATAAATATCTTTTTTGTCTTTTGTTGTAAACTGAGGTGGTATCCAAACGTTCTGGGCTATGTCGCAAGGGGCTACTTCGCCCGCTCCTGCTATTAGTAACGCACCGCGTGATGATATTTTTTTCATTACCCTATGGGCATATATACGACCAGCATCGTCGGTAACACGACTATCAGAAACAATTATGCTGTGGTCGTCATATTCAATTCCGATAATTGTTGTCACGTGTCCCCTCCTAAATTATCTTCGCCGAATACTTCTTACGCTTGCGTTTGCCTCTCCAGCCCCTGATAAACTTGAAAGAAGACTTAAAATATTTGGACTAGCCTGGGCAGGTGGTAATTCTATTGGTGCTTCACCAGGAAGAGCGCCTTCTGCTGGAGCGCCTAAGGGAGCAGGGGACGGTTGCTCAACCATTTGTTCGGTGGCCCCAGCAGAAGGAACTTGTTCTGCAGGTACGAATGTATCTTCAATCGCATCCTCAAGTGCTACGCCCTTTTGGCGAGCCTTAATAACTGCAGCAATCTTACGCACAACTTCAGACGCATCTCCCCCTTGTGTTGCCATTGCAGGTATTGCCTGAGTGTATGCTTGTAGAGAACTAAGCAAAGCTTGGCGCATATTTTCAACTTCAATTTTTTCTAACTCTTGCGTAACGTTTACGGTGAATGGAAGTTCACGCATAGCAAGGTCTTTAGAGATAAGTCCTCCGCCTAGAGCCTGTAGCATAAATATGAGACCTTGGGCTGGGTTAAGACCTGCAAGCATTCCGTAACGCACATCGGCTGAATAATCACCTTTTATGTCTTTAGAAGGGCTATAAGTAATTTCATATGGCGAACCAGAATCAACGCCACGAATTGTCTTAACATCTGAAAAGATTTTTTCATCTACTTCAAAACAAATTTGAATTACATCGCGCAAAGCGCTAGCAAAGATTGCTTGCGCTGATTTTACTTGAGTGTCAAATGCACCCATAAGAGCTTGTACGCCCTGGCCAGTTATTATAGAGGCATCAATGTTACCCGTGCGTCCTTCAGGATAACGTGCACCTACGCGTAATTCTTGATTGAGTAGTGTCTGTTCGGTAAACGCCCCTTGTGGCAGAGAGAGCTCTACACGACGAACTCCTGCTGGACTATTTGTGCGAATAACCGCATCGCCACCAAGTTGTAGCTCTTGTACATCTTGCGGAAGTACGATAGGGGCCTGCACTGATTTTTCTGCTGCCTCCATAGCAAGAAGCGCAAAACGATTACGAAGCAATTGAATACCGATAATGTCATCAAATTGCCCACGCATCTCTCCGTCAATGGAAGGCTTACGTGCACAAACAATCATTATTTTGCCTAGAGGATTCTTGGCTTGAGATAGAACTAAATTACCTTTTGTGGGTAGGTACACCACTGATTGTTCTTCATCATAATAACGAATCATATCAACCTGTTGAGTTAAACTTTGTTCGTAACGAAGCTTACCTAATAGTTGATATTCAAATTCAGGGAACGAAGAAACAAGTTCGCCTAATGTCATAATATAGCGTTTAGCAAAAGCAACGCAACGTCCATAGCGGTCAAACTCAGGGTAAGCACCTATTGGGTTCTCTAGGCGAATGCGTGGCAGTTTTGCTTCTTCATCCAGTTCAATTATGAACGGGAGGAATCCATATGTTAAGTACCAATCCGCTCCTTGATACATTTGTACAGATAAATCTGAATGAGCAAAATAATTAGAGGCAATGCGAGTGCGAGTATCAGCAAATTTACGAGCACGGTCAGAAATTGAGTTTGCTGCATTACAGTTAACCGCTGGTAGTGGCGCCATAACTTCAGAAAGGTCTCGCGCAACAATGTCCACAAAATTTGCAACGACATTTGCATCTACCCCTTCTGGAAAAAATTCAGGATATACGCTAGAAATCTGACCTTTACGAACAGCAAGAACGTTGAGATTGCGAGCGTCCCTGTCTGTAGCGCGATAGCGCAAAGATTCAACTCTTGCTGCTACTTGTTCAATTGTAAGTGCCATAGTTCCTATCCGTATGTCTGTTGCCATTGTTCTGCAATGGCTTCGTCTAAGTTAATTGAATATCTTCTATTCGTCTGGGCCCTGGTTGCCCATCGATTTTGAACCCAACGTTGTTGCGAAATATTTTTTTGCATCAGCTCGCGTATCCGAATGACAGCAAACCAAAGAGCCATAACGCAGTCGGTTGGATTTTTTGTTTCGGGCTTCCAAGTAATTAATTGTTGAACTAATGACTTAAGACCCTCGCTACCCTCGTTGCTAGGTAGTTGTATCAAATTGTTATCTTGGAATCTTCCATCTCTAAGAGTACCGAAAAGACTCGACATAGAAGCCACACCAAAGTTAGTATCCCACTTATTACGACCAGTGAAATGAGAATTGAGTTGACAACCGTATGTCGCAAGCCAGTTTCGTAAGTCGTCATCTAGGGCATATGCTTTCTGATGTGCATTGATTTCGATTCGTAATTCTTGTGGTTTGTAACGTTGCACCCAATCTTCAATTAACGTGCGTATCTTTATAGGTGTCGGGTCAACCATATTGATGCAATCAAGGACGTAAATCATCGAATCAATCTTGTTGTACGTCGCTACTACCGCTGCTGTGTTTCCGGTCATTGCAGGGTCAAGACCTATAACGGTATACCCCTCGACTTGTTGTGGATGACCTGCAGCGCCTGGTTTAAGCGGTCCGCGCTTTCGCATACCATTGACACATCCTGCAATTGCTGTTGGCGCGAATATGGCATCTTCGGTAACGTCTTCTTGTTGGTAGACCATAGCCCAGACGCTCGGAGCGACTTCACTGCGCCTAGTAAAAAGCGCGGGTCCATCCCATTTTGGATAAAATCCATCGGCATCTACTTCGTCATTCTCGCCTTCAGGGCGGTCAGTCTTAGCCCACAATGTTTTCCAATTAACGGGCTTTTCATCAAACTCGAGGACTGCTGGCATTGCTACGTATGTAAATGGCGATTTTCCACCAGTCCAGTTAGAGCCGTCCCTTATCTGCTTGTATAGGTCAACGGGTGCAACACGGGTTCCTACAATAAGTAATTTTCCGTGTCGACCCAAACGCGTGATAACTTCTTTTTGAAGCCATTCAATTTGCTTCTCCCATTCGTGGGAATTGGAGTTCATCACGACATCATCAAGGATAATCAAGTCGGCACGAGCACCGTAAATTTGACTACCAAAACCAAGGGCTTGCACCGTAGGGTCTTTCTCGCCAGAGTCTCTACCAGTGCCTAGATAAATCATATCAGCGGACCACGTAGGCGAGTCCGCTTTATATCCGCCATTAGGGCCGAAAGCTGTTTGAAGCTTAATCCAAGACGGATGACTTAACCTAGTCTTGATAGCTGAAAGAAACTTACGGGCCATACCTTGAGTCTTAGAAACTAAAATAATTCTGATGTTAGGGTCGGTAGCGATTCGATAGGTAACATAGTTTATGGTCAGCACCGTGCTCTTGGCGTGCTCGGGTGGGACGTTTACCAATATCCGATTTGCTGCACCTGGCTCATAAGTCATTGCAGGGTGTAGCCACCTAGGCTCTTTACCGTCAATCAAATCAATCCAGTCAAGTTGATGCGGGAAAAGCTGGGTTTCTAAAAATTCAATTGAAAAATCCTCAAAGGAGATTTCCTTGAGGTTCTTTAAATCGGACCTGACCCCTTTACCCTCTAGCCTTGACTTGTCCGACCTAGCCTTGAAATCAGGATTATTCATCACCCATTGGCGGAAAGTCACTTCGTTGCGGTTGACCGACTCCATAGCTGCTTTGATGGTGCTACCTTGGCTCAGTTGAAGCAACACTCGCTCTTGAGCCTCGGCCTTTGTTATGTCAATCTTGCCAGCTTTTCTACCCATCAAGTATCCTCGTTAAAACTTACTTAAAACGCCCCTTTATAAACGGTCAGAATACGGGCACCTGAAATATATAATATTTTTTTTTATATAATATAACGTCGCGTAGCCCGCAAGAGGCGGAGCGACGCTCCGTATAAATATATAAATATTTATACATATATAGATAACCTGTTCAAATCATAAAACCGAACAGATTTTTGTCATATATTTTAAAAAATCGCCCTTTGGGCGTCATTATGTCTGATTTATACATATATGGGGGCCATATAACAGAAAATTTTAGCTTGACTATATAGTATATATATACGCAAGTTTAATAGGCCTGGGGTCAAACCTCCTTGCGTGGTCTGCTTGGTCTGGCTGTAGGTCTTCCCCTAGGGGGTCTTGGCTTTTCTTAAGACATAAAGCAAATGTCGACATATATATAAATCGAGATTTCTGGGCTAATAATGAAAATAAAGGGGCGAGGAATGAAAGTTTAGGGGCTGCAAGAC